GTAGAACCTGCTGAAGCAGATGCAGGTGACGACTTTGTTGATGACGTAATGAACGGCGGCGACGAAGGTGACGAAGGTGACGAAGGTGACGATATGGAAGACGGTGACGCAGAAGATGGCGACATTGAAGACCGTTTAGTTGACCTTGAAAGCGAACTAGATAAACTACGTGCTGAGTTTGAAGCAGAAATGGGCGATGGCGGCGACGATGAAGGCGACGACATGGGCGACATGGGTGCAGATGACGAAGGCGAAGAAGAAGCCGAAGAAGGCTTCGATCTTGGCTATGTTGAAAGTGCAGACGAAGAAGTTGAAGAATCAGATGAAGAAACTGAAGAATCTTCTGCTCCTAAGTCAGAAGCAGAACAAATGCGTGAATATGTTGAAAAAGTATCAGCAAAAATGGGCGACAACGGTGCAAACACTAAGTCTCCAGTAGCTGGTAAAAACGACATGGGCGGCACTGCTTCTAATCTTGTACAAGGTGGCGAAGCAGATTCAAAAGGTACAGGCGCAAGTGCTCCAAAAGAGGAGAACATGGGCAACGTAAACGTACCAGGCGGAAAAGCTTCTAAGTCAATGAAAACAATGCCAAAAGGTCACGGCGCTGAGAAAAAGGGCAGTGGCGAAAGTGCTGACAATAAAAAATCAACTATTGGCAGTTAATTAGGGAGTAGTGATGAATCTACTAAGTGAGAACTTGACATTTGACCAGGCAGGTATGGTCGTTGAATCTACCGATAACGCCAACGGTGGCAAAGATCTTTATATGAAAGGTATTTGTATTCAAGGCGGCGTTCGCAACGCTAATCAGCGTGTGTATCCTGTAGAGGAAATTGGTAGGGCTGTCAAAACTCTCAATGATCAAATTACTACTGGTTATTCAGTTCTTGGCGAAGTTGATCATCCCGAAGGCCTTAATATTAACCTCGACCGTGTATCGCACATGATCACAAATATGTGGATGGAAGATGCAAACGGTTATGGCAAACTTAAAATTTTACCAACCCCTATGGGACAGTTAGTTAAAACAATGCTTGAAAGCGGAGTTAAACTAGGTGTTTCATCAAGGGGCTCTGGTGAAGTCAATGAGTCCGGCGATGTGTCGGGCTTTGAAATTATTACGGTAGACGTTGTGGCGCAACCAAGTGCGCCAGGCGCATACCCAACACCAATCTACGAACATTTAATGAATGCTCGTGGCGGTTACAAGGCATACGAACTAGCAAAGGCAACCAAACACGATGAAAAGGCGCAAAAATATTTAAAAGAGTCGTTGATTAACATAATCAACAAACTCCAGTGAATTAGGAGAACGTTATGATTGATGCACTGAAAACACTCTTTGAAAACGATGTAGTTAACGAAGAAGTCAGAGCACAAATTGAAGAGGCTTGGGAAAGCAAAGTTCGTGAAAACAAGATGCAGGTAACTGCTGAGCTACGCGAAGAGTTCGCTAAGAAATACGAGCATGATAAGCAAACAATGGTGGAAGCCATTGATAAAATGCTTGATGAGCGTTTAGCGGAAGAAATTGCAGAATTCCAGGAAGATCGTCAGTCACTTGCCGAAGCCAGAGCAAAATATGCAGTAGCAATGCGTGAAAACGCAGATCTAATGAAATCTTTTGTATTTGATCAGTTAGGCAAAGAGGTATCTGAGTTACATGAAGACCAGAAACTAATGTCTGAGAATTTTTCTAAGCTAGAAGAATTTGTAGTTGAAGCTCTAACTAAAGAAATTGCAGAGTTCTACGAAGATAAAAAAGATTTAGCAGAAACAAAAGTACGCTTAGTACGTGAAGCTAAATCACACCTCGCTAAAGTTAAATCTAACTTTATTGAGAAGAGTGCAAAATTAGTATCTGAAACAGTTAGCAAAACTCTTAACAAAGAGATTAATGCGCTGAAAGAAGATATTGAAGATGCACGTAGAAATGACTTCGGTCGCAAGCTGTTTGAAAGTTTTGCATCTGAGTACGCTAACAGCTACTTAAATGAAAAATCAGAAACAGCAAAACTTCTAAAAGTTGTGAATCTAAAAGACTCACAAGTTAAAGAAGCTCAAGAAGCTGTAGCACAAGCTAAGGCAGAAATTGAAGCAAAAGAAGCAGAAATTTCACGCATTAATGAGGCGGCTGAAAGAGAAAAACTTATGAATTCGTTGGTTGAGCCACTAAGCAAGCACCAGCGGGGAATTATGACAGACTTACTGGAATCTGTTCACACGTCAAAATTAGAAAAGGCGTTTAACAAGTATCTACCGGCAGTAATTGACGGTCAGGGTCCAGCGAAGCAGAAGGCAGTTTTAAAAGAAGGCAAAGAAGTAACAGGCAATAGAGAAAATACTAACGTTAGTAGTAAAGCAGACGAAAATGTCGTTGACATTCGTCGTCTAGCTGGTTTAAATTAAGGAGATAATTATGTCAGAACTACTAGAAAGTCGCTGGCAGGAAACCAAAGGTGCCCTACTTGAAGGCCTTCAAGGCAACAAGAAGCAGGTCATGGCCGCAACACTTGAGAACACTCGCAAGTATTTGGCTGAATCTGCAACTGCAGGCGCAACTTCTGCCGGTAATGTCGCAACTCTTAACAGAGTTATTTTACCCGTCATCAGACGTGTAATGCCAACAGTCATTGCAAATGAACTAGTTGGTGTACAACCTATGACTGGACCAGTGGGTCAAATCCACACACTAAGAGTACGCTACTCAGATACAGTTGGCTCAGGCGCCAGCGGTGCAGTAGCAGGTGAAGAAGCTCTATCACCATTCAAAG